CCAACGAAGATAAGTCCAACTACTGGGAAAGAAACACTTGCACTGGCTAAGTCTGACGAGGGTTTCAAGGCTCTACAAGAACACCCTGATGAGAGAGTGCAACAACTTGTAGCCGCGAGACTTGGTAACAAAAGCACACTAGAAGAAACTAGGACACAAAGGTTTATAGACATTTCCAAGCGTGGGTTACTGCCTGTACCTGTTAGATACTATGCGGCTCACACAGGTAGATGGGGTGGAGATGATAAGATTAACCTACAAAATCTACCAAGCCGTGGGGTAAATGGTAAGAAGTTAAAGCGTAGTATAATACCCCCTGTGGGCCACACAATCATTGACGCTGACTCATCACAGATAGAAGCAAGAGTGTTGGCGTGGCTTGCAGGACAAGATGACTTAACCGAAGCCTTTGCGAAAGGTGAAGATGTATATAAGAAGATGGCATCTAGAATATACGCTGTAGCAGAGAGTGACGTGACCAAAGACCAGAGGTTTGTAGGTAAGACTACAATCTTAGGTGCAGGGTATGGCATGGGCGCACAGAAGTTCCAAGACCAACTAAAGACGTTTGGTTTTGATATGGAACTTAGTGAAGCACGAAGGGTTATCAAGATTTATAGAGAAGCTAACTACAATATTAACAAGTTATGGCGTGAGGCACAACAAGCCCTCGTTGAGCTACATTCATTGTCAACAGTATCATTAGGTTTCGGTAATGTCTTGAGGGTAGAAGATGGTAAGATACGACTGCCTTCTGGGTTGCACATAAAATACGAGGACTTGCGCTTTGACCAGACAGACAAGGGTGTAGAGTTTCACTACAAAACAAGGCGTGGGCGCACACGGATATATGGTGGGAAGATCATAGAGAACGTATGCCAAGCCATAGCACGTTGCATAATCGGTGAACAAATGCTACAAATAGCTAAGAAATATAAAGTTGTCCTGACTGTACACGACTCGATTGCGTGTTGTGTCAAGGATGAAGAGGTAGCAGAAGCACAGGAATTTATAGAGAGCCGTATGCGTTGGACACCAGACTGGGCAAAAGGTTTACCTATAGACTGTGAAAGTGGAACAGGAAAAACATATGGAGATTGTGAATGATTGATGAATATGAACTAGCGATAGGGTACTCTGATTCTGGAGAACACCATAACCAAGACGTAAACGTTGAAGGTGATTACATATGTTGTCCTAGATGTAAGTCAATACACCTGCTTATGGGTAAAATTTCTACACCTAATAAACTATCATCTTTTTTTCCTGAAAAAGAATGTGTTATTATAGAGTTCACTTGTAAAGAGAAAGAGTGTTCAGCAGAATTATCATTAGCTCTATTTAATGAGCATAGTCACCACTACCATTCACGTATAAATTGGGTGGAAAAAGTAGTTCCATATGTAGAGGACACTGTTGACAAATTAGAATCGTTTTCCCTAACAGGGCAAAGTAAAAAACTTAAAAGTCACGTAGAAAAACACAACCTATGGGATTTAAAGTCAGGTGAGGAGTTACCAGAAGGTGTTCCACCATACAGAAGCGAAGATTATGATAAGGGTGGAAACGATAAAGTTGTGAACATAAAAGATAAGAAAAACCCTTTATGAGCATAACCCCTTGGTCATTTAGTAGAATTAAGGCATTTGAACAATGCCCCAAGCAGTTCTACCATATGAAGATAGCTAAAGACCACAAGGAGACTGAGACTGAAGCTATGCGTTATGGTACGGAGGCTCATCTTGTTGCTGAAGAATACATACGTGATGGGAAGCCAATACCAGATAAGTTTACTTACTTGAAAGGTCCCCTGGAGTCACTTAGTAGAAGACGTGGTAAGAAGTTTACAGAAATAAAGATGGGTCTGACAGCTGATTTTAAAGTTTGTGACTTTAAAGCTGAAGATGTTTGGTGGCGTGGGATTGCTGACCTAGTTATTGTAGATGACGACAAGGCATGGGTGGTAGACTACAAAACAGGTAAGTCTGCCCAATATGCTGACAAGAGCCAACTGGAGCTTATGGCTATGGCTACGTTCAAATACTTTCCAGAAGTTAAACAGGTAAACGCGGCTCTGATGTTCGTAGTTGCTAAAAAATTCATAAAACAAAAATATAGTGATGACATGCTACCTTCATTGTGGGATAAATGGGTATCAAGTTATAAACGTATGGAGGTTGCATACGAAAACGATATTTGGAATGCACGACCAAGTGGACTATGTAAAAGACACTGTGCAGTTATTGAATGTGTATATAATGGGAGTAATTAAATGCCATATACAAAATCGCCTAGACCTTACAAGAGAGAATACCAGAAACAGAAAGAACGTGGTGAACATCCTGATAGAATGGAACGCCAACGTGCCAGACGTGCTTATGACAAGAAAGGTATAAATCGTAAAGGTAAAGATATAAGTCATAAGAAAATGTTAAGTAAAGGTGGTTCTAACAAAGATGGAACCAGACTAGAAAGCCCTTCAAAGAACCGTGCTAGAAATGGTCAGAAAAAGGGGAAGAAAAAATGAGTGGAGAGATAAATGCAAATAATAGACAACAAGGCTTTACTACTAAAACTACGTGATCCAAATAAAGTTGTTGCTAATATACCCAGAAGTAAAACTGTGGGGGATAACCAAGTCGTTGTAAAGTGGGGGCTTGATGAAGCAGTGAGCCTTAACGAACTGGATATAAAAGTACCTTCCCCTATCGAGGGGCAATATCAATGGACAGGTAGGTATAAACCTTTCGACCACCAAATATCTACGGCTTCGTTCCTAACGATGAATAAAAAAGGTTTTTGTTTTAATGAACAAGGAACAGGTAAGACAGCAAGTGCTATATGGGCATCGGACTACCTGTTAAATGAAGGATATATAAATCGTGTATTAGTAATATGCCCGCTCTCGATTATGGATAGCGCATGGCGTGATGACTTGTTTACGTTTGCTACACATAGAACGGTAACGGTGGCTCATGGTTCAGCAGACAAGAGGAAAAAGATAATAGAAGAAGGTTCTGAGTATGTCATTATAAACTATGATGGTATAGGTATAGTACTAGATGAACTTAAAGAAGGTGGGTTTGACCTTATAGTAGTTGACGAAGCTACCCATTATAAGAACGCACGGACTACACGTTGGAAGAACTTAAAGCAATTAATTAATGATGATACTTGGTTATGGTTAATGACAGGCACACCTGCCGCACAAGACCCTACGGATGCGTATGGGTTAGCCAAACTTGTTAACCCGAATAGAGTACCAAGATTTTTTGGTGCTTTTAAAGACCAAGTTATGTTTAAAGTTTCTCAATTTACATGGAAAATTAAACCTACAGCTACAGCTACTGTGTTTAACGCCTTACAACCTGCTATTAGATTTACAAAAGATGAGTGCCTAGACTTACCCCCAATGGTGTATTTAAAACGGCAAGTAGAATTAACAGTACAACAAAAGAAATACTATAAACAACTAAAGACTAAACTTGTCATGGATATAACAGGTGAACAGATTACCGCTATAAACGCGGCTGTAAGTCTTAACAAGTTATTACAGATATCAGCAGGAGCTGTATACACAGATGAGGGAGAAGTTTTAGAGTTTGATATTAAAAATAGATACAAAGTTTTACGAGAAGTCATAGATGAATCAAGCCAAAAGGTGTTAATATTCGTACCCTTTACCCACGTTATAAATATATTAACAGATAAATTAAGGGCAGAGGGTATAACAACTGAGATTATAAGGGGTGATGTACCTGCACATAAGAGGACTAGCATATTTAAACAGTTCCAAGAAAGTCCTGATCCACATGTACTCGTGATACAACCACAAGCAGCATCACATGGTGTCACGTTAACAGCCGCTAATACAATCGTATGGTGGGGGCCTACAAGTTCGTTAGAAACCTACGATCAGGCAAACGCCAGAGTACATAGGTCAGGACAGAACCACAAATGTACAGTTGTGCAACTGCAAGGTTCTGACGCAGAAAGACACGTTTACAAGTTATTAGATAAAAGAATAAACGTACACGCAAAACTTACTGATCTTTACAAAGAAATACTTGACTAATACATTTTTAGTCACTATATGTAATATTCTGATAGGAAAAGGAGAGAAAAATGGGTGAAGTTATAACCCCTGATAAACTGACTAAGACATTCTTAAAGATACGAGCAAAGCGATCTTTATTGACTGCTGAATTTAAAAAAGAAGACGATAAACTACAGCAACAACTAGACCGTGTTAAACAGGCTATGCTAGCACATTGCGAGAGGCACAATGTTCAAAGCGTTAAAAGTTCCGAAGGATTATTCTTTACGTCTAATAAAACGAAGTATTGGGCAAGCGACTGGGATGCTATGCACACTTTTATAAAAGAAAATAATGTACCAGAGTTGCTAGATAAACGTATAAACCAGACTAATATGAAGGATTTTTTGGAAGATAACCCCGAAAAAGTTCCTGATGGACTTGAGATAAGTCAGGAAACATCAATATCTGTGAGGAAAAGATGAACGAACCCTTTGTACCAATAGAAGATGTAGCCAAGCACTTTAGTGTTTCTATATCTACTGTCCGTGCATGGGTACGTCAAAAGCACATACCAGAAGATGCTTATTTTAAAATAGGTAAAACTTATAGGTTTCGTGTTGGAGATGTAGCCAATGCACTAACTAAAGTCACCAGTGAGGATACATCTAGTAATAAAGATGACCTTGTTGATGAACTACCAAGTCTAGATGATCTAGACGAAGATATATAACTTGCGGAAGGAGAAGCGAACAAAATGCAAACATATATTATAAAAAATGTAGAAGCCTTATGGCCTAAAGTAAATCGTACCTATCATTTTGATAGTAATGAGGGTCGGTCTATGCCATGTGACCCTAAAGATGCTAATGCAGAATATTCTATACAATTCCGTATGGATAACGATACTGCTAAAAGTCTTTATACTGAAATGGCTAAATCATACCAAGCTAATCGTAAAGATAAGTGGGTTGAAAAACTAGAACGCCCATTTGTAAAAGATGACAATGGTATGTTTACACATAAATCTACCTTAAAAGGTGCATACAAAAATGAGGCAACAAAGAAGCCTCTTCAAGTTGATGCACAAGGTACGAAATTACCTGATGACTTCTTATTGACTACAGGTAGCACAGTAAATATTGCTGTACAGTTTATACCTTACGACATGGGTGGTAAACAAAACATATCCCTACGGTTAAAAGGTGTGCAGGTTATTAAGTACGTGCCTATTGAGGAAAGAAATCCTTTTACAGCAGAAGAAGGATTTACTGTGGATGCGGACAACCCTTTTACAGAGAAAGCACCTGTTAAAGAGGAAGCTGTCCCAGAGCCAAAGAAAGTTGTTAACAAACCCGCAAATCCACCTAAAGCGGCTGATGACGACTTGAGTGCTATCGTTGATGACTGGGATGACTAGTCACTATTGCCTGCTGCTCTAGAGGTAGCACTCCACCACGACTAGGCTTGCCGAAACGAGTAACGTGCCGTACTCTGTCGTGGTGTCTTCGGCACACCAAATATGGGTGGGATTATGGAAACGAAACAATTTTTGCAAAGAGTATTAGGAGATGGTTTTTACTGTGTA